CTCTATCATCTAATATAACTTCAACATGTTCTTTTAAAAGATCTTCATAAACCGGTCGAACCGTCATATCTTCAACTACATGAGTGATATCCACATTCCATCCAGTAAATGTCTTTCCTTCAATTGTCTCAGGTTTTGGCGCAAGGGCGGTGGCATCACCGCCACTTGCAACACTCGCCGTACCTAGAAGGTCAGTTGCTGCATAATTTAGAAAACGGACGGTATAATATGTTACTCCGTCAATTATCTCTGACATATACCTACCTCCTTATACAGTACCTAAATTTCTAAGAAATGCTTTACCATTTGAATATTGAATCTGTGAAACAATTGTTGTGATCGTTTTGCCATCCAAAAGTACCGGTTGATTTAAAGTAATCGCTGCCGTTTCACTATTTCCGGATATTCCATTTGTCCCCTTTACATCAAGGCTGGCAGACATATTTGGCAAAGCGTTATTGATATCAAGCGTTTTGGCCAGATCATCTACCTGCTTTGAAACTGCATTTTTATTATCTTTAATGCCTGATGCAATTCCGTTCATAAAATCTGGCATCCAGCTTTCGAAGTCCGTGAGAGGCCCTTTATCTGGAACTGAGAAATGCAGGTAAGATTTAATGGTATTTGCTACATCAGAAACTGCATCTTTCACAGAACCGATCATGTCTCTGATTCCTCCGACGATATTATTGATTAAGTCAACACCCCAAGATCTTGCATTGCCAATAAGCCCGTTGAAAATGTTCCCTACATTGGTTTGAATCTCATTAAATTTTGCAGAAAAAGTAGATACGAGTTCTCCCAGTTTTCCACCAGTTAATGTATTTAAGCCTGCAAACATAATATTATGGATATTTTGTATTCCTGCCGAAAAACCAGCTACCACGCCTTGGATTCCTCCTCCGCTTGTCTGATAAGCTGATTGCATAGCAGAGAGTGTTGTCTGTGTCACCATTTGAGCACCCGTTATAGCTGTAGAAATGGCACCTTTTACATTTTCAAAATTTGTCGACGCACTTGTAGTAATTCCGCTCCAAATAGTCTCGGCACCGGATTTTAAATTGCTCCATCCAGCGCTCCAGCTCTGACCTATACCAGAGAAAAAATTCGGTAGCGTTTGTGTAAAGAAACCTTGAACTGCAGTCCACGCACTTTGAAGTCCTGAGCATAAACTGCTCCATACTCCGCTAAACCACGAACTGATTTCTCCCCAATGCTTAACAATTTCAATGACGGCAATAACTGCAGCTACAATTGCAGCGATAATTGCTATAACCGGAAGAAGCGGTATAGATGCTGCACCGGCTGCTGCACCAGCACCAGTAATAACCGGAATCAAAGCACCAAGAACAGATGTGATAGTGCCAACTGCCGATACAACTTTCCCTATGCCGACTAATAAAGGCCCGATCACCGCAGCTATTAATGCAATTTTTACGATCGTCTGTTGCATTGGCTCTGGGATTGTACTCCAGAATTCAGCAAATTGTTTAAGAGAGGCGGATACTTCTTTTAGCGCTGGAGCGAGCACCGCTGCCAGCGTATTACCAATATCAGCTCCCGTTTCTTTTAACGAATTCATTGTCATCTGAAACTGATCAATGGGGTCTATTGTTTCATTAAATGTATTTTCAACGCTTCCAGAAAAGTTGGTAAGTGACCCGGATAGATCCTTTAAATTTAGTTTGCCTGTTTGAACGGCATTGAATATTGCAGCACCGGCCTTGCTTCCAAACAAATCATAAGAAGCCTGCAATTTATCTGCTTCTGTGCCATTACCAGACATTGTCTTAGAAAACCCAACAAGTGCCTGATCTAAGGTGTGTCCATCCTTTGTTGCATTTTTCATTGCAGTTTTAAGACCCATCATAGCGGCTGATGTATCAAGACCTGACATTTCTACCATTCCCATGAAACCAGCAGCCTGTTGCGCACTTAGACCCATTGCCTTTAACTGCACAGCATTTGTTGAAAGAGCTCCTGCCAAAGTTCCCATATCAATGCCGGTAGATTGCCCTGTTGCATTTAATGCATCAAGTACATCACCAGCCTTACTGGCATCCATTCCAAAGGCATTTAGTACAGATGATACATCATCAACTGAAGTGGAAACATCAGTATTATTCAGCGCTGCAAACTTGATGAACTGTCCTGATAACTTTTTTAGGGCATCACCAGTCAGTCCAAAACGTGTATTTACTTCACCGACTGCAGAACCGGCGGTTTCAAAATCGGTAGGTATCTCAGTTGCCAGTTCTTTTACCATGCCATTCATGGATTCTAATGATTTACCTGTTGCGCCTGTCTTTGCCTCAACAATATCAAGGCCAGAGTCGACCTCGCCAAAGGCAGCAAGTGAAGCCGCACCTATTGCCATGACGGGTGCGGTTACTCCTTTTGTAAGTCCTTCTCCAACACCAGAAATCTTGCCACCGACTTCCTGAATTTTACTTCCAGCCTGCTTAAGTGTTGCTGATACACTGCTATCTGTATTTTTGCATTGCTCATCCAGTTTTTTTAGTTCCTGCTCGGTAGCGACAATTTCTCTTTTCCATGCATCATATTGTTTCTGCGTTACAGATCCATTCTTTAACCCTTCATCCATTCGATCTTGAACAGATTTTAGCTCTGTAAGTTTTTCTTTTGTATCGCCTAATGCTGATGCAAGGTATTTTTGCTTCTGGGCCAAAAGTTCTGAATTTGTTGGATCAAGCTTTAATAGGCGATTTACATCCTGAAGCTGACTTTGTGTATCACGTATTTCTTTATTTACACCGGAGAGTGCCTTTGACAGGCCGGTGGTATCACCACCAATTTCTACAGTAATTCCTTTAATTCTATCTGCCAAAGTATCTCACCTCACTTATTGCAGAAAAAAGACACCACACAAAGGTGATGTCTACTCCTATTTGTTTAAAACTTATCAAAATCATCCTGGCTTGCTAAATCAGGATATTTATAGTCGTCATTCTGGCTTTCCACATACATATCAATTATCATGCCAACTGTGAGCAGATCCAGATCCCTAATTGAGACTCCGATCTGCACACAGCGAAGCATAAATAATGGTGTTGTCATTTCTCTTTCAGTCGAGTGAAGTTTTTTTTAGCCTGAATTGTTGTCTGCATGTTTAGTCCCCACAACTCAATTAACTGCGGAAGTACCTGATAAATTGAAAAGGTGTTAAACTCATCCAGCCATTCCTCTGGCGTATCCGAAACTTCTGGATCAGCATGCTTTGCCATAATCCATGCGATATTTTCAAAAATCTCCAAGTTAACAAGGTCAAGATTTGACTCTTTTTTGTCGCTATTTTCCGTAGCTTTTTCGAGTGACGCCAGATCTCTATAAATATCACGGCCAAACTTTATTCTGTAAATTCTGGGGATCGCAGCAGATGCTCTGAATCGTACTGGCTTATCATCAATTACAATATCCTTGGTCATACCCATATCACGCGCCCTCCTTATGAACTTGTCGAAGTAGTTTTAGTACTCGTAGAAGTCGATGCTGCTGTGGTTACCGGAACATAGACTGCATCATACCACTTGGTATAAACGGTATCCGTTGTGTCCTCAGCTGTTTTTGCTTTTACATAGCCATTAGCCAGAGGCGTTGCCTTAATTGACAGTTTTTCTGTCTGAACTTCAATTTCATCCTCATTTGTTGCAGATTCAATAGTCGGTCTCGCTGCAGAACAGTTGTAAAGTACATGGCGGATCTTCTTGACATCACCATCGAACTCAAAAAGGAGCGCAAAATTGGATGTTTCAACACCTGAATTTTCCACAAGTACCTTATTTGTATCAAGTGATTCCTTCAAAACATCCGAGCGGAATGAATCAGGAACCAGCGCCAGTTCCAGGTCTCCCTCATATCCCATGTTGTTAGAAATCGTATAATATGCATATCCATCTGCATAGAATACTGACGGTTCTCCATTGGGATCAAGTGACAGAGAAACGGCGCCAGGAAGCGGTACCGGTACTCCATACTTTGCTGTTCCATCATCATCAAGTGTTAATAAAGCGTAGTGAACATTACGGATGTTATATTTTACTTTGTTTTTTGTAGCCATTTTTTACCTCCTTATTTCAAACGAAAACATGACTTCATACATTTCCTCGGAATCAATCCAGACCTCCGATTTGTCATAAAAAATGCCATGCTTATCTAGCACGGCTTCGACTAATTCCTCTATTTCAGGATCTTTTATATCGGTGTAAAGTTCAATTCTAACCTGATCGATTTTTTGGTAAACAATACCATCTGCTGAAAAATTATCTGAACCAGGCAATAAAAGACAGATAAACGGTGGATCTGGCGATTCTCCTTCTGCAAAGTGGTCATATGCATATGGAAGATTGCATTCATCAAGTACGTTTTTTATGTCGTCA